CATTCAAATCCACTATCGAGATACACGACCAGGGTAGCAATCCACCCGGCGGTCTGCGTATCTTGGTAATCGTACAGGGGTACGAACGATGGATTGTCCACCGTCCTAATCAGTTGTTCCTTATTCATCGTAGCAAGGAAGTCCGTCATGATGCTATGCGTACTGTTTAATACATCAACGGCGTTCGTTCGCTTTGTATTGAGTCGGTCCATCACTAAAACCGAAAACGTAACAGTTAGTTCGACCGTTCCCAGGCCTCCAACTATGGCCCCGGTGTCGGTACGGATAAATACCCTGGGAAACAAACTGGCTTGCTTGACATCGAATTCCAGTTCCCTACCATCGTCAGCCGAATTCGCCTGGGGATGTGCCAGGGCCATCGCTTTAATTCTTTCGAGAACGCCTTGATAGTTCCGCTTCATAACCAAAGTATGTTATTGTTTCACTAATACCAGTTGCCAGTACCTTATCGAAGTTGATTATGCTTCGTCCACTAACTGAGTAAATGAAGTGATACCAGCCCCACGAATCACTCGCTCCACTGTCAGACTCGGCACTTGTGGGAATGAGCCGTCTAAAATATTTAAGCACTTCTGCGTGACGAGCAAAAAAAAACCGGCTGCTCCCCTCACTTCGGCCAGGGTCATGTATTTAAGGAACAGGGCTTGTCGTTCCTCACGTTGCCGGGATGTTTCACTCACATAGGACCTAAGTCGGTAATATCGGCCTAATTTAGCTTCCACGGGCCGGTAGAGAATTGCCATGATCTTATGGAGGTTTTCGGCGTATCGGTCTGCACTACACATCTGGTCGATGTCCACGAATGCACCGGTTTCCATATCACGAACATCTTCAATGAATCCATACTCATGTCCAAGGTATTTAACTGTCCTTTGCAGGGGTGCCGATTGCACTCCGTTGATCATTCCGAATAGCCTGGCATAGATGGCATCGAGTTCAATACGTGAGATGATCCCAATACGGTCGGGGGTTTCGTTGAACATCACTGCTACGGAATGCACCTTCTTTACCCAGGGGTCCATCTCAGGGATTTTATCAATGAGTAACACCTTCTGCACCTGGTACAGGGAAATGTCCGCCAGGGCTTTCGGTTCCATCAGCCGTATCTTTCTACGATTCATCTTTGCTCTTTTTGGTGATCAATCCTTTGAACCAGTTCTTCAAAAGGAATCCCCAGGTTAAACCCTCCATATCAATAATCGTTTCCCGTAGATCGTGGTTCTCTTTGCTCAGTTCGGTGATACGCTTTTCGTTAATCAGCCTACCCTCGTACAGGAACGTATTGGTATCGAATATCTTTAGGCAGTCGGTTATGACAGCTTGCTTATCCTTTGTCACCAGGTGCCGTTCCAGGTCGTCCCGTGATAGGTCTGTAGCTCTTTGCGCTTTGCCGTTCAAGCCTGGCATCGTTTAGATCACTTTAGAGATTCCCACTCGCTGAGCCGAACGGGTCAGGTTACAGCTCTTGTTCGTTACCATGTTCAGGGTTAAAACCTCAGTACCTAATAACCCTGGAATGAGAAGCGTCCCACCACTTGAGACAGGAGCGTTCTTGGTTTTCATGAACACATCAAAGCCCGTTCCAAAGGGTGTTCCGTCAATCAGTATATCGAAATGTAGGGTCGTTTGTGGAACGTCACATGAAGCATTGAATAACCAGTTGATTTGATAGCCCCCTGCAATATCAATAACGATTGTTTGCGCCGGGATGGAGATTGTCATAGCCCCTCCCAGGTTGTACTCAATAGCATCGAAATATTCGGCGGTCACGACCGGGGTAGCTGCGACCATAGCATCCAGGAAAACCGACCCGGTGATTGCGGCTCCCAGGGTGGAAGTTTCAAAGGTTAACCAGTTGAAACCATCACCGACGTAAATATGTCCATCGAGCTTAGAGAACACTATTGCCCCTCGTTCGGGAGGGATGTGGCCCGTATGTTCAACGGTGCCTACCTTGACCTTAAAGGCCGAATTAATGAGATGATCTGCCATAGCTTTAAAGTTTATTGATAATGTAATCCCAGGTTAACTAAGTGCAAGGTCATGTCACAATCCTTGCTCGTTTCAAACTGGTAGGTGATAACGTCACCGGCTGCGAATTGTAGCTTGTTAATCCAAGCACTTTGATAGATCAGCGATTGAGCAGAACAGTTGATTAGTCGTACTCCCAGGGTCGGGACCCCATCGGCAAGGATGGTGATCACTACCTGGACGTTATTTTCATCGCATTGGATGGCCCAATCATTTGAGATATCAATGATTCCGGCAGGGGTTAACGTAAAGGCATTTCCGGCGGATGGTACAATGTCCGTCCCTATCTGGTAAACGACAGCATCATAAGCGGTGAAGGGTGCAATAGGTGTAGCGGCGGTCATGGGTGTTGTGACCGGGGTGACTAACTGGGTAGCGACTGCATCTGGCTGAGATTGTGACCCTACGGATCGCCAGTTGAAGCCATCAGCATAAACAAGATCGTTTCGGGATTTGTCGAACATGATGGCACCGGCTTCGGGTATCAGCCCTGCATCGGTTTCGACTACTCCGGCCTTGATCTTAAACGAAGTGTTTTCGTGTAAGGTTGGCATAGTGTTGATTTTTAAGTATGTGAAAGAACTTTTTTTGAGATCCCAAAGTTTACGAAATTTGTCGCACAAAATCAATAGCCCTGGCGAGTCAGCTTACAGCATAGGAACCAAAGGACGGTTTAGCCCTAACGTGCTGAACTACGTACCGTATGGCGTCTATGGCATGATTCCAGTTATCTATCGGCTTATCGTAGTAATCGCCGTCCCTGTCTTTAGAGTATGAATAGTTGCGAAGCTCCTTGATAGTGTTAATGGACCTTTCGGTAACATTCAGCTTGAAGCCCTGCATAGTACGTAGGCCAAATTTAACCGAGTCGGGACCTTTCTGACAGGGACGTATATTTAGATTCATTCTACTTAACTCCGCAATTGATTTCGGTTCTGCGCTGTCGGCTATGGATTCGGTCTGTCGCCCCTGGGCTATCAGCACTTTACCGATGTCGCTGTTGAACAAACCAGGTTCATAAGCAAGCTCGTCAATCCAAAACTCGCCTCCCTGAAACCGTATGTCCACAATCGCTGTCGGGTCGTGCGAGAAACCGAAGTCAACACCAATAACCCGTCGCTGGTATTCCTCTGGCATTTCGATACACTTGGACCAGTGCTGACCCTCTTTGAATATCAACCCCTCGTAGGTGCCATACTTACCCAGTACAAAGACCCGGTAGAAATTGGGGTCCGTCCTGGCTCGTAGCTCTAACGACTTGATAATGCTTGCCTCGACAAAGGGGTTATCCTTGTAGGTGGAATGTAGCATTACGCAATCAGGCCGGTCCTCTAAATCCTTCGCCCAAAACTCGGCGACCGGGTTCCAGGTAAGGAATAGTTTGCCCCTGGTACGTATCTCAATTTGGTTGAAGATGCCCCGGCGGACGTTGTACGCTTCGTCAATCATTACGTAGTCGTGACGCATAGCGTAGAACCGTTCCTCGGCATCGGCTGGGATGAACTGAAATATAGAGCCATTCGGGAAGGTGTAAATCATTTCATTCTTATTCATGCAGCCCTCGTCGTAGGTGTCTTTCATGACGACTCGCTGCCAATCACGAATAACGCTCCGTTTAAGGACCGGAACGCTTTCCCCTATGATGGATATGACCAGGGGCTTATCGCTTACCAGGGCCGCTAAGGTTAGCCACTGAAGGACGCTTATGGTCTTTGAAGAACTGGAACCCCCATAGCAGCAGATCACCCGGTTTGCATCCACAACATCGAGTAGCTTAGTTAATACCGGGGTAGGGCTTAGATTCAATTACGAAGGGTTTTGGCGACTCGTTCAACTATCTCGCCATCCTTTTCATCTCGTACAACAATTTGAACCCCGTGGACCTCTTGTGTTTCCAACCGTTCTATGTAGCCTCGGTCCTTGTTTTGGGTCTTGTTAAAGAAGATGATTGCTGCTATGTCCGGTCGTATGGTGTAGCCGGTTATCTTCTTTGTTTCGGGGTCCCGAATGGGTATGCCCTGCATAGCTAACTTCAAAGCTGATTCACCCCAATCTTTTATATCTTGAAGTGCATCCTCGATTAGCTCCCTAAACAGGGGGTCGTCCTTGGACCATACATAGTAGGTTCGTCTGCCGATCCTGGTATTACGGCAAGCTGCCGAGACATCCCCCAGGGAGTTCTTATAGGCAGCAATGAAGTCCTTCTTGGATTGAAGGGTTCGGGCTGAACCTTTCATGGCTGTTGATTTATTGAGATAGGAAAGCGTTACCAAATTGTCCTAACAGACAAATCCAATAAGAGGGTACGAACGGGGGGTTCGGATTGTAAAAGTATTGCTTTATTTCCTTTTTGTCAATGTCTGTGCAAAGTGCGCAATCCATTTCGGTTGATTCGGCGGAGTGTTAAACCCCTGGCATAGTTACGTATTCAATGTGGAATTCGGAACGGAGATCGTCCCTTTCAGGTGGGTAAATTAGGTGAGATAAATCGGAAGGAAAGTTCGAGATGTGCATGGTACACTTTATTTCCCAGGTGTCAGGATTGAACAAAGATGGGACCAGGTGCTTTCTTGACCTGGCCGACCACCTTGCACAAGTGTAGCAGGGACCCATATCGAAACCCCTGCATCGTTTAAAGTAACTTCTTTTTTTTCGTGTCATTGGGTTGTAAACCTTTACATACGTGACAGGGAGTCACCGGGTTACGCTTAGAGATATCGTAGGTGTCCGGTTCCTCGCCTGTTCCGTAACAGTTTTTACAGGTTGACATTCAAAATAACTTAGGTTGATCTACACTGAGTAGATAGTTGTCCACTTGCTTTTCCAGGGTCTTGCTCCTGGTTAATGCGTCGGGGCTTCGGGTGCGGAAATACTCTTTTTGTGACGTCCGCATACTGGTCACAAGTTCAATGAATTGTTCCATGTTGATTAGTTGAGATTGTTACTTGGTATTGTATTTGGCTTTCAAGGCAAGTTCGAAATCCTTGAGGATCTGCTTTACGTCTTGCCAGAATTCAGGGGAAACTCCCCACTTAAGTAGAGAGCGTTTCATTTTCCATACTACGGTGTTTCGTTTCATTGATCCATTCTTTTATCTCGGTTCGCAAAAAGAGTAGTCTACCTGCTTTCTTTCGGTAGGGGATTTCCTTCAATTTAACGTATTTGTAAATTGTGGTTTTAGATGGGTGCCAGGGTAAGAACATTTGCAGCCCTGGGATATCTAAGTAGGGGTTTAGTTCGGCTTCTAATAGTTGGTTTAGAATATCGAGCTTTCGGATTACTGCCGTCATTAGCACTGGCAGATTATCGAATGTAACGTGCGGTATTGTCAGTAACGATGTAATGTCTATATCAGGTTTTTTCATGATCTGTATCAGGTTTTAAGCTGCCAGAGGTGTCGTACCTCAGCTAAGTTAATGAATTCATCTTTAGGAGGGAACAGTTCAGCCATAGTGATGTCACCAGGGCAGAACCGGTAGCGAGCTTGCTTTATCTCTTTGTAGGATGGTAGAATCTTGCCGTCCCTGGTAGAGATGGAGAGGTGCCATAGGCCGTCGTCGATTGTGACAATGACCAGGCACCTTCCCATTCTGTACGTCCCAGGTTTAGGAATCATCAGGGGTTTTCTTCAGGTAGTCAATGAAGTGTTCCAAGACCAGTATAGGTCGTTTTGTTTTCCGCTGCTTTAGATCATCTAAAACAGGTTGTAACATTTCAATTACCTTTTCGTTTTTCATTCCTCTGATGTTTCTTCCGGCGGTGAATTATCCTTTAGCCACTTACCCCGGCGAAAGGTCCAGTCCCAGGCCGATTTTAAGGTCCACCAGGCCGATGAGAACAATACGAAGCTACAGTTCACCCGATACCACTGTTGAGTATAAAACAATACCCCGTGATGTGATGTGGCCGTAAGTGGGAATAGTGGCTTGTAACCATACTGAGCCCACTCTCGGCAGCTTTGCGAAAACTGTTTTTCGGTTTGTTCTTCAATGGTTATGTAGACGAACCATCTGTTGAACACTTTCATCCTTCTACTCTGATTGTTTTAGGCTTGTCGCCTTCGTCGGGTTCTGGAAACTGCTCGTCGGCTTCCATCTTAGCCTTTAGCCCGGCAAGCTGCGTCGTATCGGGGTTCTCGCCATTGATGTAAACCAGTTCAAAGATTGGCTTCTCGTCGAACTTGCCGAAGGGTTTTGCATGAAGGTGGATCGTTGTAATACCAGGTGCCGGAAGGATTGGAATGTTGAAGTGCTTCATGATCGTGTTGATCAGGTTCGTGTCATTGAAATAGTTCCCCTTGCGAAACTCGTAGAACGGTTGACTCTTTACGGGTCGGCTGTCGAATAGTACACCCTGGCCCCCGACATAGATTGACAGCTTTTTAATCTTCGGGTCCGTCGGATAGTACTTCATCATGAACGGTTTGTTTACTGCAAATCTCCAATAGGGAGCCGTCTTACCGGAATCTCCTGACTTGAATGCTTTGCTCGTTACTGTTACTCTCGGTACTGCTGAGATGGATCGTGCCTTCTTCTGTGGGCTCATCCAATCAATTGCACTTAATTTGCTCATCTTTCTTCGTTTTGGTGAAATTAATTATTGGTTAATATCGGGATCAAAAGTGTCCCAATGAGTTTTACGGAATTCCCTGGTTAGCCCTTTGTATGTATAGAGCCGGTCGCCGTTCTTGTCGATACCTGACGGCTGTAATGCACCTTGGAAGTAATTCATTACGCTACGCTGACTGCCGATGCTGTTCCATTCCTCCCGGAGCTTGCTTTCCCAGGTACGATGTTTCACATCCCATTTGATCTTTGGCCCGGCTCCCATGTTGACCATACTTGCCATGAGCATATCCTTCGCCCAGGGTGGATTGATGTCAGCAAACGAAACCTCTCTGCCGGTGTCCCTGGCTATGACCAGGGCGTTCGTAGCGTTCTCAGGTTCCCAGTTACCAAATACCTCGTCGTCGGGCTTGATGCCACAACAGCATCCCACCTCGCTAAGCTGTTTCCAAACCGGATCACTTACACCGACGGTCATACCCTGGTTCTGGGCGAGCTCTTTGATATGGTGCATGATGTTCTCGGTCCACAAATAGGACGGACGGGTGCATGATTGTATAGGCCCGAAACTGGAATAGATTTTACGGTAGTCGAATTTTGTTATGTCGCCCAGGAGATTCCACTTCCAGCGAACATCCTTTGGGACTGCCGACGGATAGAACCCCACCTCGTAACTGATGGCAGTAGCCCCGGCGTCGGCGGCTTTCTTGATTAGAGATTCGTAGGCCCGGTTCCTATCGGTGATGCCTACCATGATTGGGCGAAGCCGCAAAGAGGTCCGAACGCCCATATCCGACAGTAGTTTCATTGTGGCTAACCTGGTAGTAGCGTCGGGAGCTTTGCGATCCACTCGGCGCATCATATCATCGTCGTCGGTGATCATGCTAAATGCTACCCAAAATAGGTGAGGGGCTTTAGCAATAACATCCCGGTAATCTTTCAGGAGAAACAAAGCCCCTTTCGTACTCATGCGTACCGGCTGATTGTATTTGATTGCCAGTTCCAGGAACTTTAATAGCCATCCCTGGTTCTGCTCGATGCTATCACATGGATCACACAATCCACCGAGTTGAACGGCACAAGGAAACCCGGCTTCGTTGCGCCGGTCGTACCTTAATGCGTGACGAGAGATTGCGGCTTGCTTTCCACCCTGGCCCGAAAAGATGCTCTCGATCTTGCTTAGCCTGGTTTGTCCGATGCTTGTCTTTTCGCCGGTAGCGTGTCCAATGATGTTATCCGAAAAGCAGTATAGGCATTCGTAGGCACAAGATGAATGACTGTCAATAGTAACCGGCAGAGCGCAATCGAAACCGTCTGCCGTATGGCGTACCCCATCAAAGGGGCGTAAGGGTTCACGGGCCGGGATGCACTTCTTTCCATCGGCGCAATCCAAACCATAGTCTTTACATTCCTTGCATACCTTTGTATCCTGATAGCGAAGGTTCTTTACAGGTGCTTTCATGTTACCTGGTTCCTGATGGCTTGCTCGAAATACTTTGCATCAAGTTCGTGAAGCCCTTTGAGGTGTTCACCTATGATGTCGGTTAGCTCTCGGAACGTATCAGGGCTGCCATAGAATTCGACGTAGAAATACTTCTCGTCTTTAGGCACCGGGGTTTCGTCGTCGGGTGTATCGAATGTCGGACGTTCAAAACTTAGGTCCTCGATCTCCATCCCCAGGCCCAATAGTTCGTAGTCCTTAAACCACCACTCGGCCAGGTCAGCGGCGTCGAAATGCTTTAGTAGGATATCGCTGTCCCAATCTCCCCCGGCTTTGTTTGCGACGATGTTTGCCTTCTCGCATTGTTTTTCGGTCCACCTCACCTGTCGGTATGCGTAGTCCTCGTTTTGGTAGGTAACTGTCCCCAGGGCGACCGTCCCTGCTTTTGTAGGCTCGTCTAATTCTACGAGTAGCTTCGGAATGCACTCAGCGAATATCTGGCTACGTTGGTTACCTCCTATGATTTCGTTGCTGTTTAGGTCGTGAACAATTCCGGACAGATCGCCCAGTTCTTCTAAGTCGCTTTGCAGCTTTTGAAGTTCGTCCTCGGTAATCTTTCTTGGATTCTTGTGGTAGGTTTGGACCTCTCCCAGTGGTGTTGATTTCTTTGCTGTCATTTTGTTGATTTTATGATTAGCTCTCTAAGGTATTGAATTGCTACCAAAAAGTAAAGCGTCACTAATGGTTTGTAGCCCCTTTGTAACGCCCTACTATCTCAAAAATCAACACTACAAAGGAATGTCAATTTTTGTTGTGCATCAAGTTTAGAGTTCATCAAGTATGATTTCGCCAGGCAAAGGAACAATGATTCCTTCCTCGGCTGCACACCAGATACGGACGTTCTCCATGAACTCGCTATGCTCTTGTGTTGAGAGTGTTGATGTTCCTCGTACACTTTTAAAAGTAT